TGGGTTTCTCTGGAAGATCACATCGCGCGTGTCTGTAACGACAACTCGATCATAGTCATTTACGTGTTCCTGTAGGAACGTCCAGATATAGAAGAACCGTTCAACGTGAGGAACGCCATGTCCCTTGGTTTCAACACCACCGTCTTCTGTTGGTGCGCCAAAGAGGTGGAGAATAACACCTTCCGACGAGAGTTTATGCACCACTTCACCGTGCATGTCCGAACCGACAATGACAACATCACCATCAAACCCAGTGTCTTTGATTGATCGCACCCAATACTTGAGGTGCTGCCAGTTGTATCCAGTTGCGTTGCCTATGATTAAGTCTTTACCCATTATGCCACCTTCTTATAAAAGTCGTCCCACTTCACAGAGGCAGCACGACCATATCCATGAAGTGATAGCAAGTTGTAAATCTGCTCTCTCAGTGGTGTGAAGTTGTGTTCTACTGTGATGTAGTCGATTGTGTATTTCTTTGATCGGGGATCGTTGAAGAATGCCTTGAGAATGTCGTACTCACTACCCTCGGTGTCCACAGACATATAGTCAATGTGTTCTCGTGCGTTTGCTAGTTCCAACATATCAAACAGAGAGATTGAGGACACAGTGATGATCTGTCCTTTGTCAACACGCTGAGCGGCATGTTCGTCGTCGGTGCCGTAACCCAGAATGGTTGAGAGGTCTGTTGCATACGCAGACACAAACGATAGTTGTTCACCCGTGACAGTGAACACAGCATCTTGTACGATTGTTGAGTTTGGTCGATTGCGTGACAGGTCTGCATGATAGACAGGGTTTGGTTCTGCTACGATGCCCGTCCAGTCATACTCCGTTTCGAGTAGGTAGGTGTTGTTGATTGTCTTGCCGTCTGTGGCACCGAAGTCAACGAAGAACCCATTACGTTTCTTGTTTGTCTGAGCAAGAACCCATAGGTCTTGCGCCATTTGAGAGTAGGAAGTTTCCGCAGTATCATCAATAATGTTTAGTTCCATGGGTATTTGCCACCGTGTTTGCGCAGCATCGCGCGGTTAAATTCTTCAAAGATGCGAGTCTGTCCACCATATGCCTTGTTCATATCGGGCAACTCATAGTTCAAAGTATGTAGTCCGGTTGTATCATAGTTGCAATGGTCTTTGATTGCCATGAAGAACCGACGATCACCACCCCAACCAGAATGCCATAACTGACATACCTGGATCAACCATTCGCGTTTGAAACAATAGGAAGACGTGTCAACCAGATATTGGGATGTATCCCACGCCACAGGCCATCGGCCAATAGACTCACAGCAATCATCAGCAAGGAACTCTCCGTTGATAAAAACCTTGCGTAGAGAATGTGCCCAGTCAAGATTCAGTTCTTCGATCTTTTTTACCAGTGACTCGATATGATTAGGTGCCCAGGTGTTGTCGTCATCCAGGAACGCAATGTAATCTGAGTTGATAAGGTGAGGATAGGCAGCAAGAATCCTGTGTCCGTAGAAACCACCTTCACCCGTCTTGATAGGTGTGTGAGTGATCGTTACGTTCTTTGGTTCTCCTCCCAAAAATAGTCGGGGTTTAGGATCATCAATGACGACTAGGTGTTTAAGGTTCTTATAGGTCTGTGCTTGAACGGTGTCGATAACACTTTTCAGTCTGTCAACGTTACCAGTAGTAGGAGTCAGCACGGTGACTGACTTCTCGTCTTCTTCAATGATAAGTTTCATTATCTATATCCTGTTTTGCAGTCCTCAATTATCTGCTCTATATCACGTTCGATGTGATCTAGAATCTCTGTATCGGTCTTGCCGATTGACTTCATGTCTTTGATTATCTTTGCAATCGCCGCAAGTTCATGCTCAACTGCTATGTCTGCCATCATGTTCATTTCAATCATCCCTCATACAAGTACAACCATTTTTATCACTCAGTTTTCTATACTGCTTTCTTCCACAGTAGGTACAATAGAAGTAAAACACTTCACATCGTTCTTCGTCCGAGAGAAGGTCTAGAATAGATGCCGCCAGGCGCTGCATTCCTCCACGAGCGACCAATTCATTAAGTGGAATTTCTTCTTCACTCATTCACCTTTTCCTTTTTCTGCATCATCAAAATAGACCAAGTCAATAGAGGAAAATCTTCATATTCATCACTGACATACGCCAATGTTATATGAGAGTCCCCAACCTTAATCTTTAAACTCTCCAAGGTCTTTTGAGAGTCCTCTAATCCATTCTTCATCACTCACATCCTTCATCTTCTCTTGTCGTTCTAGTGCTTGTCGTGCTGCTTCAAGGCATTCTTCTGAGGGTTCTGTATGAAACTTTCCCAAGTATGTACTAACATATGGATTTTCTGCAAGATGCTTCTTGACTCTCTCTAGTTCTTCGTCTGAGAACTCGGGAACACAACAGCATCCACATACATCGTCACTATCCCGCAACCCATCAGAAGTGGTAAGAACGCTAGTTCCATTAGAGTCGGGCAAACTGGAAGTGCATCCAGTCGTAGTTTCTTTCTTTTCCAAGACTTATCGCTCCTTCATCATACACAAACTCCCAATACTTATTATATATGGGCTTGGCAAAGGTCGCTCTGTCGCGACCCCATTTCAACTGATTGTTATCTGGGTCCATGTCAACTGCAATTCCCCACGAGTGCATTGAGTATGAACTACCACCACGCATCTTACGAACGTTTAGGCATCCGCCCCATAGATGTAGTCCCAGGTCTTTGATCTTCTCATACCCATAGTGATCCAGTGTTCTCTGGAAGATACGTTCAATAGGCACCTTGACCAACTTGTGGCAAGAGAACTTAGTCACCTTTGACTTCTGTTCCCATGCAAGGCACATAGGATATGGCATGATTGCTGTGTCCTGGTTTGTGCCGACCTTACCATAGAACGAGTTACATTCACTCTGCTTTGGCCAAGAACGAACTGGCGTTACCTTGCCAGAGGTCTTGACTGGTATTGGTTGAATGATCTGCTCTTTTGCAAGCTCTTCAACCTTGTCTGCGAAGGACAGGACAATCTTTGCTTGATAGGCATCGCGTGCATCGCGTGTGATGTGTCCTTCTAGACCATCTATGTTTCTGATTGGAAGACCTTCAGTCTTGAATAGTAACTGTTCTGCTGCCGTCCGCAGTCTTGCTTTGTTCCACTTCTTGGTTGATATACCAAGGTTGTTGAGTGTAACAGCAATCGCGTCATAGGTCTGAGGTCCAAACTTACCGTCAATGGAACCTTTATAGTTGTTCTTCTTTTTGAGAAGACGCTGAATTTCAATGTTTATGAGATTGGTAATATCTGCCATGTCGGACTCCCGAGTTGATAGACTATTTATCGGCAGGCCAAACAGAAAAAGGCGGGTCTTGTAGGACCCGCCGGATTTCTTTTACTTAGGAAGACTGGTTGGAATTGAAGTCAATCCTTTTTCAGAGGGAACCTTCTGAACACAGGTCCATTGAGACTTGTCGTACACCAATTTTCCTTTTGCCTTCATGCAGTTTCCCTTGAACTCAGCGACTTGCGCCACTGTAGGTTCCGCAGCAAAACTACCAAATGATAGTGCTATCATCATAAGCCATACTGCGAGTGTTAGACCATATTCCATTATACTGTTTCCTTTTTCTTAGTTGAAGCAATTGCCTTGTCAAGTTCTTTGACGTAGGCCTCTCCTGCTTCTTTGATTTCGATCTTCTTTGGTTTAGCAGATTCAGGAATGAACCTCTCCAACCAAATCTTGAGCATACCGTTCACAAGGTCGGCATTCTTGACCTCGACGGTTTCAGCAAGAGTCCACTTGCGAGTGAACGCCCGATCTGCAACACCCTTGTAAACATAATCACCTGGGTCATCACCTGTGATGCTACCCTTGACAGTGAGTGTTCCACCCTCAAGTTCGATTTCGATATCCTGCTTTGCGAAGCCGGCAACTGCCACTTCGATTACATAGGTGTTTTCACCTGTTTTGCGGACATTGTATGGAGGGTATGTTGGGAACTTTGGATATGCTTCGGTCAAGTCGGCAAGTTTCTTGAAGATTTCATCGAAACCGATTGTGCCGCGAGACATAGGGGGTGTATTGAAAAACGAAAATGGATCGTAATTTGTCATGCTTATAACTCCTGTTTAGCAAGTTAGGTTGTTTTCCTTTCCTAAATAGGCAAAGGAAGTGTCGGGAACGCAATACAGCTAACCCGACACTCTATTTATATCAAACTTGAACTTCTTTGTCAAGCTTTTCCTTCTTGGAAGGGCGGCCGCGTCCTCTTTTCGCAGGTGCGGTTGCTTCCTGTAGTACCTTCTGTATTTTTTCCTTGGGAAGATTTCCTACTTCAACACTCAGAACTTTACTTTCCTGATTTAGTGTGAAGACTTCCGGTTTTGGTCCTTCCATAGGAGCAACACCCTTTAGGTTATATACCACGGGGTCTCCTGCTGCTACTGCAACGGTTCTGGTCGTTGTGAATCCTGTTGAGCCAAGACCACCGACGCGATTACCTTTTTGGGTTGGGCGAACGGCAGTATCTTCGATTGCGTATGATTCAACGCGAACCATTTCTGCCTGTGCGATGCGATCACCAGGCGTCAACTTCACGTTGACCTCAGATGCATTGTAGAGAAGCACAAAGATTTCTTCCACATAGTCTGAGTCCACCACACCTTCACAATTGGCAAGTTGCATACCATTCTTGTATGCAAAGCCAGAACGTGGATGGATACGTACTGAATACCCTTCTGGAATGTCCATGACAAGACCAGTAGGGATCATCATTCTTTCGCCTGGGGCAATGGTAAGGATACCAGTGTCACCTGCGATCTGTCGTTTATAGGGAACGTTTACTCTATTGAATCCGTCAATGTGAAACTTACCGTGTGGCTGATAAGCCAGGTCAAAACAGGCAGCGCCTTTAGTTTGAAATTGTGGTAAGGTTACATTGGGATGGGTTCTAAAAATCTTCAAAACACTCATTTTGGTATTACACCTCTTGTTACATAGTCATAGTATGAATCTATGGTTGTTAGTTGTTCTCTTATATCTAGTTCTACAAACTGCTCTACTTTGAGAAAACTTGAGACTAGATTGAGTCGTATTGATATTTCATAATCCGACTCGTGTGGTTTGGGTTTAACTGTTCTCGTTGCCATTATATACCTCGCGCTTCTTTCCAATTGTATATTTCGTCACCAGCTTCCACTCGTTCTTGTCCTTGTGGGATATGATCTTGATCTGTCCGAGTGGTGCTGTTGGGGTTGTTGTTTTCTTGGGGTCTACCAGTTCTACCAGTCCCCATTCCGCAAGCAGGTTAGCAATCGTGTTGCGTCTTGCTCTGTCGTCTTCTGAGAAGTCCGATCCCTTGCCATCGAGAAGGAACATTTCCTTGAAATGAACGATGTAGTACCGCCCTTGTTTATGGAGAATATGGCAGGATTGATAGAGTGTGTTGTCTTTACGTGAGGCTACTCCGATACGAGACAACGTTTCAATTATGATTTTGAAGTCGTCAGGTTCTGGTAGTTTTACCTCCACTAGGTCTGCTAAGTTTAACATTCAATCCACCCTTGTTTATACGTCTTTTTATTTCATCAATCTGGGCATCAGACAAGAGAGTTAGGGCTTCTTTGGCGCGTTCATTCGAATACCCGTAGTATTCCTTTATCGCATCTAAATCACCGTCTTTATCAAGTTTTTGCCATTTTTGAAAGGGCCGCTTGTACGGCCTAACACTATTTAGAAGAAACTGGTACTGTAGCTTTTTGTCAACGCCGGGGTACTTGTTCATTTCGTTTGCGTACATTACACAGTCGTAATGGTAAGAGAGGGCGCGGTTAACGATGAATGGCACGTAGTCCTTTTCCTCATCCAAGACATTCTTCTTGGTCTGTAGAATAGAGGGGATAATGTCCTTGAATAATTCGCTCATTTTGGTACCATTTTAACAGTTGCTCGTGTCTAGTTTTACTTTTTTCATAATAGTCGGTGTGTTTTTCACACCCCACAAAGTTTCGGTTGTTTTTTGTGGAGGCAATCCATGTCGATCCGGAACCAGAAAAAATATCTAGGACCGTATCATTTGGGTTACTATATGCTCTTATCATTCTTTCCAAAATTTCTATAGGTTTTTGGGTTGGGTGCCAGTTTACATATTCTTTACTTGTAGTGTGATTGTTCTTTTCCCATACACAAGTTGGAATTGTACCTTGCTCAAACATCTTACCCGTTCGAATGTTGACTTTCTGTTTTCTCTCAACTCTTACACTATTCGCGTTGAAAAGAAACTTAGAGCCTTTTGAATAACACCAAGCAAACTCATGCTTTCGTGCAAAATTGTCCTTAGTTCTTCCACCCCAATTATAAGACCAAACAATTTCATTCTGTCCATGAAGAACAGTGTTGTTCAACACATTTAACTTGTATCTAAGAAAAGTGTCGGTTTTTAGAGTTCCAAACACAATAAGCATTCTGTTTTTTTTCAGAACGCGAGCGCATTCCTTTGTCCACAAGTCACACCAATTCAAGTATTCCTTTTCATTCTCCCATTGTGAATCCCATCCTTCACCAGCATCAAAACCGATAAAGTATGGAGGATCAGTTATAATCAGGTCAATGGATTCATCTTGAATAGAAGACAAAAATTTTAGACAATCTTCGTTTACTAACATCAAAACCCCTCAATATCTCTAAACCAATTTAGGCGCGCGGCGCCCTGAATCCAATACAATTCTTGGGCGCCTTTTTTGCCGGCGTGTTGTCGAAATTTATCCTTTGAGAATATGTGTTTGTCTAAGTCTTTTTTTGTTGCCCAAAACAGATCAATAGAGTTTGGATTGATACCAACAAAAATTATACGATCATAAACCTGTCTTCTTATTTGCTGCCAAGTAAAATTGTTTTCTATATTGTTCCAAGTCGTTGATACCTTTATCTCAGTTTTGTGACCAGATATGATTCTGTCATAGTTACTGCTAGAAGGACGTTCAACAATATGTCCCAAAGACTTCATTATTTCTTCGACTAACCTTTCTCCTTGCGCGCCCTTGCTTCTCGGAGAAGATATATCATGAAAAGGTTTGAAACTAGAATCAGTCCAGATTGATGGTTTTGTTTTATGATTCCAAGATTCAAAAATTGGTAGTTTTTTTACTAATTTAGTGCAGTCACTCATTGGAACTCACAATCTACCATGAGCTCGGTCAAGCACGCGACCAAGTTGATTTCCTGATCGGGCACAAAACCTGCCTGGTACTGATACTTAGCAATGATAACCACTGCCTGTGGAATTGTCGCAGGCACAAGGAAGTCATATAGACCATCGTAGATGCGACGATAGAGGCGAGCAGCGTCAATGTCTGAGTTGAGGACCACCCACTTACGCATTTCACCGAAGTTCTTGTCCTTGAGGTGCTTGATTAGGTCCCCAAGGTTTCTAATGTCAGAAATTTGAGTAAGAACAGAAGCATCAATGTTTCCACTACTAGCATAGCGTTGGAGTTCGTTGAGAGTCCTGCGATAGTCTGGAAAGAACTTCTCCACAATCTTGATAACTGTTGCCTTATCATAGGTAACCTTTTCCTTGTCTAGAATGTCTGCGATACGTTTGAAGAACGCCACGGCCATAGAAGGTCGCTCCGCCTTGCCAAGTGTGAAATCAATCACACTACAACGCGAATGGATGGCATCAATCAATCGTGCTTTGAAGTTACAGGTGAGGATGAAGGTGCAATTGCTTGAATACTTTTCGATGGCACCTCGTAATGCGTTTTGCGCATCTGGTGTGAGACCGTCGGCCTCGTCTAGGATGATGACCTTCTGGCCACCTGTCAATGAGACCGTGGAAGCATATCCCACGATCTTGGTTCGGAGAGTATCAATACCTCGTTCTTCTGAGGAATTGATAAACAGATAGTTGACCCCAATCTCCTCACACATTGCCAGTGCAATTGTGGTCTTACCCACGCCTGCTGGTCCTGTTAGTAGAAGATTTGGGATGCTTTTCTTCGTCACAAATTCCTGAAACGAATTTTTGATTCGCGCAGGGAGGATACAGTCAGCAACGGTTGCTGGACGGTATACCTCAGTCCATAAAAAGTCAGTCATAATAAATCAGTCGTCCTTCTCGATGAAGAAAGTGTAAACAAATACACCAATGAAGATGATAACGGAACAGACCAGAACATACGTCATTCAAGGTCTTCCAAAGAAGGTTCCTTTACGTTGTCGTCTGTTGCGTTGATGACGAGTTCATAGAACTCCTCGAACGTACTGAAATCTTCACGTTCGGTGTTGTACGTTGCCTTGAAGTATGTCTTCGCCAACTTGCGAATCAACTTCTTGTCCAGACCTAGTTCTTCTGAGAGGTTATCAATCACCTCTTTACGAAAGTCCTTTTCAGATGCATCACGAGTCAAACTGTCATTCAGTTCTGAGATTGCATTCTTGAGCTTCTTTCGATCTGCTCTAGACATTGAGTTTGCGCTAGTGTAGTTCTTTTTACTGTTGTGTCCTACTGTTGCCATTTCACGACCTCCATATTGTGTTAGTATTCCAAACATATCCATCACGTATAAGAACATACCCAGCTGAACCTGATAGACAGCCAATGTCATCATACCAGCATACAATATCGTTTGGTTTGGGTGTATCATACTTATACAGTTCTTGAATGTGATAGGTTTCTGCTAGACCAGTTGGTCTTCTGCCTCCGTGCCCAGTCCTTTCATAGTCCGGGCGATCTATTTCCGCGAGGTATTCTTCTTTTTTGTTGTACCTCCTGCGGTCAAAGTCGATCTTGCTTATGTCGATTTCCTCTTTCAAACATTTGCTATGAAATCTCTTTGAAAGAAGATAACCATCTTCACTCAGAGCCAACTCGGTCATTTTGTTTCCAAAGCAATGAAATACTTGAGCTTGCGTGTCTTGCTTGTGAACTTTGCAAAGGCACCGAACTTGACTTCAACATCATAGTCATCTGGAAGAACCTTGAGGTTCTCGGTCTTGAACGATGCTACAAAGTCATCACCAGTGTAGTCACTCAACTCATAACCAACACTGTTGGATGTGTCGTTGGACTTGTCATGGGTTTTGACTGTGAGTTTGCCGTCTCTACCTACGATAGACAAATGAGGCAGAACGTTCATGGTTGCCAACTTGAGCAACTTTGCCAAGGCGGCATTGCTCAGTTCAAAGGTCACGTCTGGGTTCTTGATTGTGAGTTCTTTGTCCTTGGGAGGAGACTTGATAAGTTCCGTGGGACATCCATAATACTTGAGTGCCATGGTGCCATCAGTCAATGTGGCGAACTTATCTGTAAACTCAATCTCACCACCCAGAGTGGATACGTTTCCTAGAAACTGATTGAGGTCGAAGATACCGAACTCAGATGGGAAGTCATCTTCTAGTTCTGCTTCGGCGAGGATTGACTGCTCGTTAGACATAGTTTTCTGTACCTTACCGGACAGAAGAATGATGCTTGAATTGATCGTCGCAAAGTTCTTCAAAACGGAAAGAGAGTATTCACTTAGTTTCATTATGTTCTCCTAGTATTGTTATGCTGGTATTTTAACAGGTCCTTGCAGGACTGTCAAGGCATATTTCATATTGACTTCCAATTCATGTACGGAACCTTCATTGTGAATGAGGTAATCAGTTGGTGTTCCAATCCATGCCCATTCCGAGTAATGAATAAAGGGGTATTTCATAACCATTGCTTCTGGTTCCCTTCCTGAGTTTTCCGCTAAAGCAGTATCATACCATTCCGGTTCCTCACCACGCTTCACACGAATAATGCTTCCACCTTTCTTACGGATGAAAGCAATCTCATTTTGGAATCGAACGTCTGCAATGACCACGTTGGGATACTTTTCCAACTTGTGTTCCAGGGTATATATCCAGAGGTCTTCGTGAAAGACGTCCCGCCCTGCTTCTGTTCCCATTTTCTGTAATGCTTCGCGTGGTGTGAAAGGACGACCAAACTTCTCGGTCCAGAAGGGATCAGGGCACTCCCGAAACTCTCTACTTTCCTTGGTGTCTCCTTCTAACAATGCTCTTTCCCATCCAAAAATGATGGCAGTCGCATCCTTCAAGGTATCAGCAAAGGAGAGTTTGTGGTAACCCATTTTTTCCACGAGTATGTCTGCCGCGGTTCCCTTACCAGAACCCGCGAATCCAATTAGTCCAACAAGTGCCATGATAACTCCTAGTATTCAGTTATAGTTTCTTCGTTCATCAAACCACCACTACGGATAGACCATTTTTTTCCGCATGTGGCGCAAGAATACTCCGAGGTTGTTGTGTTTGGATCACGGCCTAAGGCGTTTCCAAACTTGTCATACTCTTGAAACCACCCAATGAGAGTTGTGGCTTGGTGTCCCATTCTAACTCTACAATCGTTTCTGGAACATTTTTTTGTGAGTTTCGGAATCGTTCGGTCGTCATAGTGCATTAGAGACTTCCTGTTAGTTGTGCGATCTTAGGCATATCCCCGGTGAAGGCATATGTACCGACGTGCTGTGTCTTCATCCATGGACACAACCAAATCTTGCCGCCGACTGCTCTCCAGTATTGACAGAACATATAGTCCTCACTCAGATACCTATGAGAATCAGGGTCAATAACAGTATCAAAATAAGCGTGAATGTATCGCGTTCCATCGAAGTTTGCCTGGCCGACATGGTCGGGTCTATAGTTGAGGTGAGGATATTCCTCACGGAATTTAGTAAAGACTGCCTGCTTGACGAGCATGAAACCTGTACCGATTTCCATGACCTCAAGAGGTTCATTAACGTTGAATGATGTGGTGCCTGGAACGGGGTTGAAAACGTAATCCCCTGTTACCCCTTCAAGTTCACCGGCATTGAACTTGCTCTCGTCAAATGTTGGGTCTGCTGCAAGGCGTTTTGCTGCCTTCCAAACTGCACCCCAATTGATGGACTTCTTTGGGTAGGGTCCACCGATAACATCTTTGTCTAGTGCAATAAGTGCCAGAACATCTTCTGGGTTGAAATGAATGTCACTGTCTATGAAAAGAAGATGGGTAAACCCCGATCTTAGGAACTCGTCGCAAATGTAATTGCGTGCGCGAGTAATCAGTGATTCATTGAATAGGAAAGAAAACTTGACTTCGATGCCATACTTGGCACATACGCCTTGCAAATCAAGGCAGGATTTGATGTAAAGACCGTTTGCTTGTCCACCATACATCGGTGTTCCGACAAAAAGTTTAACCTTACGTAGTTCCTCAGATCGAATAGATAACTGCATATATCACTCCATAACGTGGTGTTATGTAAGTATATAGTCATCTTTTGGACCCCGAAAAACAAAAGGGGCGGCTTTTTAGGCCACCCCTTTGTTACGCATTTAGGCGCAGATGCGGTAAAACATCTTGCGCTTACCATTTACAGTACGATAGTTACTGAAAATTTCCTTACCTTCTAGAACCCGAAGGTCGTGAACGCGCTTGTAAACGGCAGTCTTTGGAATGCCGGCAAGAAACGCCAAACGCCCGGGAGTTACCCCAGGACCAGAAGTGTTACGTCGCAAATGCTTTGCGACTCGTGTAAGATGGGACATATAGTTCTCCTTGAAATAAGTCACTTAACGCAATACTAGGAAAGGGCGGCCAGTGACCAATTAAACCGCCCTCTCCTTCTTGATATCCAGGATTAAAAGTCCTGGCATCAAAACTTGTTACAGGAATTTGTATACCTGTTTATGCTTTTTGCAGATTTCCGCCCACTCGTCAATTATGCGGGAGGTCACCTGGCCAGGACCTTGAATGCCCAAAGCGTTATTGTATTTCTCACTGTACTTTTTGTACAGGTCCTCAAAAGGCTACCTCCTGCTCGGAGGTCTCCTTAACTTCCGACACACCGTTCGGATCAAGAGGGTTGAGAGTATCGTCAATCTTCTTATAGAAGTCCATGAACGCAATCTTGGTTTCTGTATCGAAACGGTTGAGACAGAACTGAATTGCCTTTTCGCGGTTCTGACCGAAGATCACAAACGCTTCGCAGATATGCACAAGTCGGCGAGTAGAAATAATGTCCGACACAGCGCCTTCTGCAAAACCCTTACGGACAATTTCTGCCCAAAGCACCAACTTTTCAACAAAGTCCTTTTCTTCGACGTTGTTCGCCTTGAGAACGTTGTTGAGGATTTTTGCTTCAACCTTTGACGCAGGATATTCCTGTTCAAGTGTAACAGAGAAACGTTCAAGGAACGCTTCATTCATCACGTTAGTACCAACGAAGCGACCATCTTCTGATCCCTTACCCTTGGTGTTTGCAGTCGCCACGATATTGAAACCGGGTGCGGGTTGCACAACGCGATTGATCTTTTTGAGGTAGATTGCGTGACCTTCCAGAACGGGCTGGAGGCACATCATCTTTTCGTCGCCAAGGTCAACTTCGTCAAGGAGAAGAATTGCACCGATTTCCATCGCGTGGATCACGGGGCCGTTCTGCCAGACAGTCTTGCCGTCAATGAGACGGAAACCGCCGAGCAAGTCGTCTTCATCCGTTTGCTTTGTAATGTTGACGCGGATGCACTCACGCTTTTCCTGTGCGCAAACCTGTTCGATCATCATCGTCTTACCGTTGCCAGAAAGACCCGTGATAAACATCGGGTAAAACTTCTTAGAAGCAATCACCGTGCGAACGTCATGGAAATGTCCGAAGGGAACATACCCACGCGCCTTATCAGGAATGAGAGAAACTGCCGAAGCAGGAGCAGGACGCTCCGTCGGTGCAGAATGGAATGCGGCAGTCATTGCCATATTCACTTGACCAACCGGAACTTCCGACTGGAGGCGCGCAGCAGATGCCCGCACCTTTTTTACCTTTTCTGCCTTGACTGTCTTTACAGTCTTTGATACCTTACCCAAAGTCGGGACAGTATAAGTACCGCGACCCGCACGGTAAGAAAGATCACTGGTCATCCATTGAGGATGCGGTAGATCGTAGGTCTGACAAATATCAATTACGTCTTGGCGCGTAATCGTCTTAACATCGCCGAGGTGGTCTTGGACGGCGTCGAGGAATGCTTGGCGCTTTGCGAGATTAGCCATAAGGGTCACTTTTCCTTTTTCATCATTAAGTTTAAAGATTGTATCACAATTGGGTATGCAAGTCAACTAGGGTAGGGGAAATACTTTTGCTTTTTTCTCCCCTTCCCTAGAATTTTATTCTATTATGCTGATTTCTTCTTATTGACAATTCGTTCAATAAATCGGGAAAGCATAACGCGATTTGACGCTTTCTTTCCTGTGTGCTTAATGAACTCCTTTGCCATTGTGCGACGTGTCATCTTGGA